ATCTTCTTAGGTTCTTCCTCCGGGAATCCTATTATGGATATGTTGGTACCTATGAAGGCTTTCCTTACATCTTGTTCGTTTGCCTGTATGAATTCTCTCATTTCAACACTTAGGTTGTCAGAAACTGTGTTCTTTCGTTGTTCCTTGAGGTACTCTTGGAACTCTAATCTAGATATTGTTTTCATACCATGTCCTCCATTACGTTTTTGAATATGTTGTTGATTTGATCATTATTGAAGTCGCTATCTAAGAGTTTTTGCTTGATAGCATAGAGTTCTTCCTGGGCATCTAAGAGTTTTTTCTCTTGTTCTTCATCATGTTTAGTGATGAATAGGTCCTTTACTTCTAATCCATTGATTGTGGATTGGAATTTCTGTGGTAGATCCTCGATTTTCTCGGCAGATTCTATAAAGGCTTCTGCTAAGCAGAGTACCATTGATAATTCATCTGGAAAATCGGCGGGAAGTACTGAGACTTCCCATTCCCGATATATAGCCTTAGCTAAGGCATCATTATTGATCTTCATATTATATGTCTTTGATTACTGTTGTGAATATTTTCTTGATCTCTTCTTCAGGTATGTCCTGATTCTTTAGATTCTCAATGATGCTATAGAGTTCTTCTCTGGCATCAAATAAGGTTTTATGTTCCTCATCTGAGAGAAGTCTTTGGAAATCTATGGTACCATCATGGAATTCTACATTGTCTGGAGTTTCCCATTGTAATGGTGTAGTATCATCTCCAGGATATCCCTCTATGAGAATTTCGGTATCCTCGGGGAGGATCATTAGGTTTCCTACTGTAACTGGACCTTGATAAGTTTCTTTTGGTTCAGAGAGTAGTTTTACTTGTTTCCTAGCTGGGCAGTATTCAAGTTTTGATACATATACTGATCCTTGTCCACCAAATACTAAGTAGGTGATTGGATTAGAGACGAAGCTTTTAGTAAAAGCCTCAGTCAATCTGAATTGTTCTATTGTCATAGTCTGTATAATTTGTTAGGTAAGAAGATTACATTTCCGTATAAGTCCTGAGCATTAGGTCCCAGGATACCATTGAGTAGTTTAGAGGCTTTCTCGTTCCTCTTAGAGCCATTGATCATACCTTCTTCGTCGCAGATGAAGTTCATCTTCTTGAAGTCTTTGTGGTTTGTCCAATACCTGAGTTGAATGGGTTGAATAAGGCAACCTTCTTTGATTGCATTTCTGATCTCCTCATAGGTAAAGGTTTTACCCTTTGGAGTCAACTCCTGTGTAGTTCCATCTGTTTTGATCAGTGTTGCCTGATTCAGTGGATAAACTGTTCCATGTTCTAAGTCCATATTGATATTATTTATGAATGTGATTATTGTTTGATTCGTACCAATTGGTAGTCTTAACTAGGTTCTCTCTGACCTTTTCGTAGTTAATTACTAGAGGATCATCGTAGTCAAATCTGTCTGCTAAGTTTAGCATATCTTGATCTTCTACGGCATGCCAATACTGATCGTAGGCATCAATGATTTCTGCCTGGTTATCAATACGAGTTCCCTGCTGCAGAATGTGTAATTCGCAGAAGAGGAGGGAAAGGGCTCCTCCTAAGAGGAAGAAGCCCATGTTTTCTTTAGTTCTTTTTGTCATGATAGAGTATGTTTATTGAAGTTGTACCGATCATTTGTTTAGCCATTAGAATGTAAAGTTCTTCGTCATTCTCAGCTTGCCATGAGAACCAAGGATGTCCTTCCCTGAGTTGAGTGAAGAGCCACTTTGACCACTGATAAGGAGGTTGGTAGTTAACCTCTGTGATTTCGAATTCTACTGTACCACTTGGGTAAGTGTAGCAGATTTTTGAGATGTTGTTGAGTTCCATGTTATCCAACTTTGAAAGAGATTTTGTAGATGTTGTTACCATAAGCAGTGTAATGATCAAATGAGTCATCCAAGCCTATAGAGTTCTCGTGAATAGTTTTGCAGAGGTTTAAGCATTTGTCCTTAGCAGGGCAATTAAAGATAAGATCCCAATGAGCAATGTCATGAGAGATGATTACCGTGCAAAGCATAAGTCTAACCTCTGTACCGAGCATTGAGAAAGGAGTAGGAAGAAGTTCCTGGCAGATAACATCTTGGATAGCATGAGGATCCAAGTCATTAGTTAGAACTAAGGCATCCTTTAAGATAGGCATTGCCTTAGTTAAATCGGGTTGGAATGTGAAATAGTTGTTGTACATAACTTTTGAAGTTTAAGGAGGTTTCCCTCGGTTTAATACTATTTTTTATATGTGCAAAATTAATAAAAAATTTGCATATATGCAACCTGAATTTAACCTTTCTGTAGCCGAAAGGTTAGTTGTAGTCAGGTGTAGGAAAGTCATCTCCAGTTCTAATGTCGATTCCAAATTCGTTGTACTCTGATTCTTCTTGGATATCCTCTTCGTCATCTTCTCCGAAGATATCTTCCCAGCATTCAGGACATATACCTGACATTAGAATCTCCCTTTGATCGGCAGATAGGTTTGGAAATGCTCTCTGGATATTTTTGCCGGCCATCCAGTCATAATATTGGCTATCATCAACCTCAAGAGTCTGAAGTTTGTGGCAATGTGGGCATATTTTCTCGATTTTCATACGCGTTGTCCGTTAATGTATATTACTAGTATGTTGATGTTTCCAGGTTTTACGTACTTTTATAGCAAATACCTTTAGCCTGTTTCGAAGTTCGTAAAGTGGTTTATAATTTTGCGGCTGCGTTGAACCTCCCATCCACTTTAAGAAGCCATTAATGGTCATGTAAGTTGGTATTTCTCCAGTTACTACTAGAAGATATACTTGATCTTCGTCCCATTTAATAGAGGCCTCATGGATGTAAGATACCTCCTTATTAGTGGGCCAGTTAGGTATACATTCGATAGGCTGCGCTATAGTCACTTTTCCATCGTCTGTGTAATCGCAAAGATAATTGTAAATTTGATGTCCTATTCGCATAATACAAGAGTTAATTACAGTTTACTTTCTGGAAATTCTTCAGATAGTACCTGATAGGGGATGACTACCAGGTACTTCCATATAAGTTTCAATAGAATCATGGTAGGAATATGTTGTTAGGATATTCTACTGCTGGTTCTGACTCATTTTCCTTGATAATACCTTTGTCTACCAGTTCATGGTACTTTTTCTGAATCCAGCAAGCACTAATATTAAGTTCTTCTGGACTTTCAGAGAAATGCTCCTGGAAATAGGGTTCTGCCCAGTCCCGGATATCTCGGTCGAATCCAATGATACCGTTCCATTCAAGAGCTTCTTGGAAAAGCTCCAAGTTACTCATTTCTACCGCTTCTTCGGTAATAGCATCCTCATTTACGAGGTACTCAATTAATTCTGATCTGTCCATTGTTTAACATTTTATTAAGTTATACATTAGTCTCGGCATCCGCCTGAGCCTGTGAATTCGTGATAAGCTTTCTCGTTATAATAGTCTTCAGATTCTGAGTCATCTGTGAGATTATTAAACTGTCCCTGAGTGTAGTTGTTAAAGTGAGAAGCATGTGCAATGTCTCCTACCTTGGTTTCTACCCATGATACCTGAGTAAATTCTTGGATGAACTTATAGGTTTGTTCTCCAGAGCAACCATTAGGATTGAATGTGTAGACTCCAGCGAGTACCATTAATTCGTTCATCCTTTCGTGGCAGTAAGATTGAATACCATAGAGATCTCCATCATAGTATTCTGCTTTGTCGATCTCATGTTTAACAATACGCATGAGTTGTGCATCTAGAGCATCTAATGCGTTGTAGATAGCTCTACTAATGTTTTCTGCAAGTTGCCTCTCATTGAGGAGGTTTTCAGCAATTTCCAAGTGGATGTTTTCGTTGTGATCCATGTTCTGTTTTGTTTATAGGGTTTATAAATATTATTTTATCGGTGCAAAATTAATAATAAAAAATGAATTATGCAAATAAAATAATAAAAATTTTATTTTTGGCTATGTTAGGCATAGTTCTAGTAGTTCTCTATTAGTTTTATGCAAAACTAGTTCTAGTAATTAGTAATAAACTCTAGAACTAGGATAAAAGTAATGCCCTCTACCTATCGCAGGCAAAGGGCATTGGCAGAAAAGCACAACTTGGGACAGATTCCGATTGTCCCTAAGAAGGCCTTTACAATTAGAAAAATTCAGCATCGCCTTCGCAGGTTGAGTTGCTGGATAGTTTTTTAGTTCTTACTAACCGTATGTAATAACATATAGTCCATTATGCACGTAGTCCGCTTAAGATATTACTTGTCTTTTAGTTGAGCAAGTAACTTCTTTCGTTTTTCAGCTGGCAGACCTTCAAGGATAGCATTGATATCTGCCTGGGCTTTGTTGACATCTGCTTCCTCCATGAATTCTATGAAATCATCTTGGTCGATATCAAAAGGTCTGAGAAGAGAGATTACTGTACCTTCTGCTTTCATTTGAGGCAAATACTTCTGTAACAAAGTTTGGCTTGCTCCATTGTAAATGTCTTGGAACTCCCATGAGTCATCGTCTAAGAGATCTTCTCTGATGTCTACCTTGATGTCCTTGTTAAAGTTAGCATTCTGAATTCTAAGGATGCACTCTACTGTTTTGTTCTCTGTCTGTTCCATACTGTTGTTATTTTATAGGGTTTATATTATTTTTATATCGGTGCAAAATTAATAAAATATTTTTATATATGCAAATCCTATAATAACCAATATGAGCCATCAGGTGAGATATGATTCGGCTATTGATACAGGTTCTGGATCAGGTATATCTACATCCTCTTCTTCATAGGAATCAAATTCAGGATCTTCTTCATCTGGGTCAATTCTCATTTCTATTTCTCTTCTCATAGCATGTCTCTCCTTTGAGGACATTTCTATTGCACCTTTGTAGTCATCAGTAATTTCATTTAGCTCTTGCCTATTTACATTAAATGTAGAGCCATCATTTTCCATCCCATCATTTGCTACAACGGTTGGAAGTTGTTTTAGATCATAAGCCTGCTCCAGATATTTAGCCTGATCTGACTTATCTTCAAGATATCCAGCATTTTTAGTAATAAGCTCCATAGCTTCTTCCCTACTAATGTAGTTATTCTGCTGGACATTATTCTGTTGATTAAGGTTAAATATGTTGACATTACCTCCTCCACCTGTAAGAGTACGAATAACCTGTTGCAATGAAGCAGAAGTTTCAAGCCTCAATTTAAGAGCCTTATTGAGCTCTGCTGAAATGAAAGGTGTATAATGACCATTTTGTGATGCCTTCAATATATCAACCTGCTGCATCACCTCCATCCTGTCTTCCAGAGCCCATGCCAGTTGCTGGCCAAGCAGACCATTTATGAGATCTTGTTGGATTTCAGGTTGCCATATTTTTGATGTAAGTATATGGTCACGCATATAAAGTTGGATGTACTCTATAGTAATACCTAAGGTTCTTGCTAAGGTATTGATATCCATAGGTACACTACCAAATTTACCATTACTCAGGATCCAATTATGGATAATGTAGTTGTAAAGGGCCTCTTGGGTTTCCTTTGATTTATTCTGCTGATACTGAATAGCAAGAGCAGTAGTTCCCATAGGTCTTGGGAATCTATAGAGGTTTTCTTTTTTTGCCATATCTACCATATAAGTAAGCTTTGCGGATGTCTACGTCTTCTCTATATTCTAGCCATTGTAATTTTCTAAGCAAGTACATATCAAGTTCATGAATATAAAATACTGCGTACCAATTTCCTTTGCTTGTATGTATGAGGTTAAATGCTTTATCGGAATATAAATCCCGAGTAAAGGATTGATCTCCGGTTTTAAACGGAAAATCAAGGTAAAGCCTATAAAAAGGCCCTACCTTGAAATGATTGCCTCCGAGCTCAAGGATTTCGTTTTCCTTTTTTCGAAGGTTTAATTTTTGTCTTGTCTTCATCGGAATGTAGTTTATCGGATAAACCTTTTAGGGGTGCCCATTGGGCAGCAGCGATCTTTTTCTTGTGATCAATTTTGTCCTGCACGTCCTTGAATAGAACCTTTCTAGATTCTATTACGTAGGATGCGTAGAATACATTCCAGAGGCCCTTTGAGAGAGGCTTTTTTCCAGCCTTCTCTATCTGGGCAGAGATGTCATTATATACCTTCTGGGCTTGGGCAACTTCCTTTTTGAAGGACCTGTACTTGAGATACCCAGTGTGGGGATTATAATCATCGGATTCTCTTAGTGAATCCAGGAAATCAAGGCCAAATCGTTTAATAAACTCTTGGCGATTAAAGTTATATCCGGGCTGATCCATTCGGAACAGCTGGCAATATTCTTCAGCTGATAGTTTCATTTTGTTCTTGCAGTTTTAAAGTTGTGTCACTTCTAACGATTTGAAATAGGAATCCGTGCAGTTCATCTTCATAGTATGATGACCAAATGCAACCTTGTAATCTGAAAGGATTTAAACTCTTAGCTCCTTTTGGAATACCTGTAATATACAGGTGATGAGTACAGGTTTCATATGGTTTTACTACCTGGAACATATTAGCAGGATCTTCTTCGGTAGGACTTATATAAAGTCCTATAAGGTAATAGTCTGGCCATTTAAGATTATCCCTGTTTTTATCAAGAATTACTACTGGATAGGTTATTTCGCCTATTTTTGTAGTTCCTTCAACAGATTTACCGTCTTTAATAATGTTCAGTTTACCTTTACCGATATAAGTGTTGTATGTTACTTGTTTAAACATTCGTATACTATTACATGGGTTACACCTTTGGATTCTATTACCTTAGTATTATTGAGATTCATTTGGAGACCTTTAAGGGCATCTCTAGATTCCTTATCTAGTCTTCCACGGTTTCTCTCAACTTCGTACATAGTAAGTATACTATCTGGATCTCTTTGAAATACAGATATAGGTCCTGAGAATTCTATGTGATAGATTCCAGGCTTATCGCCAAGGACATTCATACGTTGCTTAAAGGAATACTTACCTTTTACGTACTCTACCTTTACGTTTCTTAGTTTTATTTTCTCTGTGGACATAGATTCTTACATTTTCTAATTGGTCCTTTACTGCAGCTTGGACGAAGATTGCTATAGGTAAGAAGAAGAAGTCCCGGATGTTAGAGTTATTGATATAATAATCGTACAATCTCTCGAACTTCTTCCTCGTTTTGTACCTAACGTCCTTTGATACCAAGTAGCTCTTGATACAACGTTTGTGTAGCTCAATAAGCTCCTTGAGATCTTTCTTCAGTTCCTTTTCAGTAAATATGTGATATCTAGGAGCAGATGTTGCCATAATCAGAAGATTAGGGAATGGCTTAGATTGCCATTCCCGGTTTGAGTACTTGAGCTGTGAAGGTATCGAATGCCTTCTTAGCTGCCTTGTATTCCTTAGAGCTCTGATCCTGGATGAATCTGTTCATCTCCCTCTCCAGTGAACGATATTCGTTACGGGTAGCTTGTCTCCATGACTTCTTCTCGTCCTTGGTCATCTCCCTCATCTGCCCGGTTTCCTCGTCCTCCTTGAGTGGATAGATGTACTTGACCTCCCTTTCGGATACGACCTTCTCCTTGATGGATGCCTTCTGTTTCTTGGCAACATCCTTGACGGTTTCGTCCTTCTTCTTCTTAGACTTGGCAACTGGAACTTCGATGACCTCAGCCTTAGAAGCTTTCTTGGACTTCTTATCCTTCTTGGATTTCTTGTTCTTCTTCCCTGAAGCAATGGCTTCAAGATTCTCCTTGATAGAGTTCTCTTCCTGAGAAGAAGTTGGGTTAGTAACTTCCGTTGCATTAGCAACGATTTCCTGGTTCTCTACCTGAGCAGTGATCTGCTCCTTCTTGGTGTTGTTCTTTTTCGTTTTCATAACTAAACGAGTTTAATTGTTAATGGGTTTTTACGCCCGTGACTAATGTTAATTATTGAGGGATCTTTTGTGTAAGGCTTCCCTGCAGTTCCTTGCTTAGGATTTATTAATTATTTTTATCGGTGCAAAATTACATATTATTTTTTATATATGCAAATTTTTTAATGAAAAACTTTAAAAAATGTGAGGTTTTCCCTTTGGATTGCCTCTTGAAGATCATTGGAATATCTCTGGTGGATATAGGATCTCATCCTCTGGATCAGATATAAAGTCATCCCAATGATCTTCTACATAATCTAAGTCCATTACTACCTTTTGAGATGGTATAGTTATTGTTAAAGTATAATCATCATGGCTCCAATCTCCAGAAGTTATCCATTGAGATACTTCGTAAGTCTCTGTAGTTGGGATAACCTTGATACTCTTTATGATTTTACGTGCTCGTTGTCCGCTATCAATATTACTAGTATAATGGGATTCTGTTTTAGGAGGTTCATAAGGAATATGTTTAGATTGTACATTCCAGGGCATGGAATCTATTTGTGCAATGATTCCAAAACAAAGAAGGCTGCCCAGGAATAATCCCAGGCAACCGTCAGTAGTTTTATTATTACTTGTATTCATATTTCTTAATATTGAAGTCTCCTTTTACTAGATTAGCATTAACCCATTTACCTTTTGATTCAGCTTGGGTAAGCCCCTCGTAAAGATGACCAGCACCAAGGTACCGATAGCATTTTAGGTTCTTATACAGAATGAGTATATCTGTATGTACTCCATCGGCAATTTTGGCATAGGCCTCGATATTAGATGATTCACAAGGAGTAAATTCTACTCCGAAAAACTTCTCGAATACTTTGATGTTGGGATTTTTCATATTAAATGAGTTTTAAACGTTTGAATTCTTCCATGAGGGGTTCAGCCAATATCTTGGCATCTGGATGAGGTTTACCAGTAGTACCTAAAGCCCTTAGATCAAAGAAGTGTTTCCAATCTGAGATGAAGGCCGTATGTACTAATTCGGTACGAGTATCTAAGGCCAATACTGTTCTTGCCTCTTGTGCAGTTCTACCTAGTCTCAACATGTTCAGATAAGAATACTCAGCAGCAAGATTACCGAATAACCAATACCTAAGAGCATTCCAATCGTCATAGTCTTCACCAATGTAGATTTCTTGGCACATTGCCCTAAGATTAACATTAAGCTCCTTAGTTTCTTCGCCAATGATTTCTTTAATCCAGGTTGGACATACTACAGCAACTTGACCATCATATTTGTCTTTAGAGTAGTTACAGTATCTGGTAGATTGTTCTGCAATAGAATCAACCCTGTGCCTATTGTACTCTCTAGATATTGCTATCTGAGTAGTAAAGCGAACTGTTACCCTCTTTTCATGATATTCAGTTGGATAAGTGATATATTGTAGGTCATCTTGCCAGCCATTCTCAATGATCACCCTATAATTAGTAGTGATATAATAAGAATGTACTGGAGCATTAGCAGTACCATGTTGTACGTGATGTACAAAAGAGAATTTGTTCTCCTTATACTTATCAACTATGTAACCTACTACATCTGTCCAGTTATATGGTGCAGCATACTCTTCAATACGATATTTATCCTCAGGAACTGTAGTAGTGCAGTTCTCTTTAGTGATATTCAATGTGATATATACTGTACCATGTTCAAGCATAGCGCCATGACCTGATTTAATCAGCATCTCTGCGAATTCCTCTGGAGTTCTTTTAGATTCTGAATCGTAACAAGTCTGCCCTGCTATTTTAATTTGCTGAAGAACTCCTTCTAGTAGAGGAGCCTGTTCCAGTATTTCGAATTTTGGTTTTAGGATTCTCATAGGATTATACGATATTCAGGGTGAAACTTACGTTGTGCTGCAGTAATAATAGACCAAGCTCCAAGTACTCCTTCTTGGTTAATGTTAACCCATTCAGATTCCATCTTCCAAAGAATGTATGAGCAAAGTGAAGTCTGATACTCATTGAGCAGCTTTATCATATCAGGAGATTGTTTCATATCCTCATACATTTGGATATGATTATCGATAGCCTCAGTAATCTCTTCAGGCTTTACCTGTAAGAGTTTGCAAAGCTCATCCTCTGAAAACTCCTGTACTTGTTCTGTTTTTAACTTCTTGAGTGCCTCTATCTGGATTTCGGCAATCAATTGGATAATGTTGGCAGTGTTTTGTTCCATACCTTTTTAAATTTTTACAAAATTACAAAATTATTTTTATATATGCAAATTATTTTGCAATATTCTTTAGTTCTGGTAGCTGATAGTTATTAGTAGTTCTGAAACTTCCTCTTTCTATTAGCTGCTTTACGAGCAGTTGTTCTACTAATATTATATTCTATACAGATCTTAGTAATACTTACTCCTTTAGAAAATTTAATGGCTATTTCTTCGGCAGTTTCATTAGTAAGTTTCTGACATTTTCTATTACCACTTTCAGTTACATGTTTCATATTCTCCTCAGGAGTTACCCATCTAAGATTCTGTACATGATTGTCAGTAATGTCATTATTTATATGGTCTACCTCTTCTTTATTATCTGGATTAGGTATATAAGCCATAGCTACTAACCTATGAGCATAATAACATTTGCCTTATCTTTGAGTAAAAAGGTAACCTCTTTTATTCTTATTGAATTTTACCTTAGTCCAAACCAAAGGATGATATTCTCCAGGTTTCCCATTTCTTGGATAACCAATTCTTGGTGTAAGGTGTCCAGACTTATCAAAACGTGAATAGAGGGTACCACCTCTTGTTATGTGGTACCCTACTAATCCTGGAATATTATCAGTTTTCATTATTCACCATTTCTTTCGAGTTCGAGACGCTGGCCTACCTTAGTCGAGTAGAGAATCATCGCATCGTACTGCTCGTGCATGAGTTCCTTCTTCTTATCTGACAACTTCTCGAAGATTGGCGACTTGAAGAATGAGCACAGCTTATCGGCACGCTCCTCAACCTCGGCGATTTCGTCTTCCATGCGTAGTACAAACGAGTCAGCAGTCTGAGTCAGTCTCCAGTCGTCGGCGAAGATATCTTCCCATGTAGGAATGTAGTACGTAGCTCTGGCTGGTGTTTTCTCATCGTCCACAAACTCAAGGATGATTACCTGGTCGTGGTACTCGATTTCTCCAGAACCTACTGTCGAAATCTTAGGCTTCACTATTTCCTGTACTGAGGTCATCTTTGGCACGATGTCCTTAGCTATACGCTGAGGAATCTGCATCATGATTTCCTTGTTACCATTAACGTCCCACGCTTGGCGGGCTGCTGTGCCACCATGTCGGAGACACTGAATAACTTCTGCAAATTTTGCCATAATCAGTTAATTTTAAAATTAATCCCTAAAGTTTTTAAATATTAAACCTCTACCTTTTAGTTTTTCCCAAGCGGTAGCTGGTATTTCTACATCAGGAGACCATCTAATAAAGAACTTAGAAGGTTTCTTTTCCGGATTCAATATAAGCTGTCTCTGTTCAAAAGAGAATTTAAGCCTTTCCTCTTCTGTTTGATAAGCAGGAAGTTTAGTAAACTCTACTGAAGAGAATGAGAGAGTCTTTTTGCTCTCCTTAATCTTAATAGGAGATTTACGTTCCTTATAGAGATAAGGTACTACCTTTTTGGAAGGTCCGTCCATAATGGAGAATCCGAAGATGATCATAGGGTCAAACTTATCGGTTTTAGGATCCTTTCCTTTACGTATGCAACGTACCATCCACGATAGTGAATGTAGATACTGCCCATTATGATGAGGTTCTCCTACGTCCTTAGAATTGAAGTTAAATTCTGGGAAGTAATACTTAAAGTCCTCTGTAAGGATGAATACAAAGCCCAGGTTTCTAAGGTATTTAATTACCTCGGATTGGTTCTTTCCTTCCTTAGCCATATTTTCTACTTCAGCCAAAATATCCTCCCTTGGTGACTCAGTTAGCGCAGGAGCAGATGAACTTGGTCTCCCTCTTCCAGGTGTTTGAGGTTTGAGTGGGAGAGTACCATTGAGTTGGTCAATGTAGTTCTTGAAAGAGGCTATATCCTCTTTGTTTACCAGAGTTACCTCAAGTCGAATTGGGCCATCATGTACAATTTTTGGACCTGCTAGTAGTTCAGTATAAGAATCCACTAACCTATCACTAGTTACAGCTCCATTTGCTTCTAGTAACGTTACCCTCATTTTAGGCTTAAATACCTTGTTCTCAGTTGTAGCCTTCTGAGGTTCTTGCTGTTGTTTTTTCTTTTTATCTTTTTTCATATCCTTAAAGTTTTCGATAAGAACAAAAAAACCGGGGCCAAACTTAATTGACACCGGCGGCTAATTAGAGAAATTTATCCCTAAAAAGATGAAGGGGTTTAATCCTCCTCCTTCTTTACCTTCTTGGCCTTCTTCTTAGAAGATTTCTCCTCCTTAGAGGCCTTTTTCTCCTTCTTCTTATTCTCAACCGGAGCCTCTTTAGGAGCCTTCTTTTCCTTCTTAGGAGCAGTACCTCCGTTAGCAGCCTTTCTCTGCTCCATACGGTACTTCTTCTTCTCGGCAGAAGTCATGTCCCGCATCTTGCCGGTTTTTTCATCCTTTACTTGAGGGTAGTCATACTTCGTTGCTGCCCTACCTTGCTTTTTCTTTTCGGTCTTAGGAGCCTCAGCTTCCTTTACCGCCTTCTTGGCTTTCTTAGCCTTCTTGTCTTCCTTAGCCATTTTTAATAATTTAATGTTGTTTGACTTATCGAGAGCAGGATAATTGGCCATTACCTTATCTCTCTCCTTATTTAACTTATAAACTAGTTTCCTTAATTCTGGATCAGTCTGAATCCTTTTTGTGTCCGATGGATCAATGTTATGATCCTTGAGATATGCTATAAGAGCTCTTTTGGCAGCATATAACTCCGGAACCTTTTCTTTAGGATATTTTCCCATTTCGAAAGTATATAGTTTTACCTAACCGAATTTCGTAGGTATTCTTTGAATTTCTAGAATCTTTATAAATTGATAGCCATGGAATTTACAGTAAAGCTTCAATATGTCTTCTATTTCTTCATTAGTCACATTGACTAAAAGAGCTTTAGAAGTTATAAGTTCTCCTCCATTATTAGTATCTTTATACTCATAAGTGATATTGCATACGCAACCTCGTAAGATATTATTAAACTTCTCCTTGAAGGTAAGAAGCTTTTTATAAAGATATCTTCTTGTATGTATTAATTGTTGAGCTTTACCTCTTTTACCGTTACGGTTAGCCTCACCTATCTCTTGATATAAGGTTTTCATTTTAAGATAGGTAAATTCAACCTCTTCGAGTAAATGTTTTATACGTGATCCCATTTTGGTCTTTTTATTGGTTCAGAATCCATACCTTCGGTTAGTTCATCCAAATATAGAGTTATTTCCTGTATGCAAGAAATAAAAAATTCCTTTTCTCCTTGGCTTATCCCAGGATCTTCTAGTGCATTATTATAATCTTCATTAAGATTTATAAGTGCAACTATTGTAAGTTCTCTTCGAATCTCCTTTTGGTCCATAGCCTATAAACATAAAAAAGGCCCAGCTTTTAACTGGGCCCATTATGAACAACAACCATTAATTGAAAAGATCGGTGGTGCCCAGGAAATTAATCCTCGTCCTCCTCCTCTTTTGCGGCTTTCTTAGACTTCTTCTTAGCCTTCTGCTCCTCAGTCTTATACTTAGCAGCAACGATGGTACCGTGACCCTTCTTTGCCTTGACTGTGAGATCTCCAGGAACCAGAGTAGTGTTAGAGCTGAGAACATTGCCCTCGGCATCATAAGCAACTGAAGTAACCAGGACTCCGATATGCTTACCGTTAGCCTTGAGAGGATAACCAAAGTTCTTTACGCAACCACCATTCTCAGTAGCAATGATGTCAATCTGCTTACTGTTGGGTCTCTGCTCTGCAGGACGATTCTTAAGAGCTTCCATACGAGCCTTTCTCTTTGCAGCCTTCTCGTCTACGGGAGCAGCTGCCTTCTTTTTCTTGTCTGCCATAATAGCTTTAAATTTTGTTGTTTAACTTTGAAATGATTTATTTAGGATGTACCTATGTCTTTATAGTTAAGAAAGGTAAGAATTACTTCTTACCCTTCTTGCCCTTACCCTTTGCAGGTGCTGCCTTCTTAGGAAGCTTGATGCCGAGTTCCTTAGCGATGGCAGAACGGAGCTTCTCGATGTCCTTCTCATCAAAATCATCAGGTGAGGTTTCGAGTTCCTTGTCGTCGCAGAGGTCTTCGAGTTCTTCGAAATCCATTTCGGCGAGAGATTCAGGAGTGACTTCATCGTCATCGTCGTCGTCGTCCTCATCGTCGTCCTCATCCTCATCCTCATCCTCATCGTCGTCCTCATCGTCGTCGTCGTCGTCGTCGTCCTCATCGTCATCGTCGTCGTCCTCATCGTCGTCCTCATCGTCGTCGTCGTCCTCATCGTCGTCCTCATAGTCGTCCTCATCGTCGTCGTCCTCATCGTCGTCCTCATCGTCATCGTCGTCCTCATCGTCGTCCTCGTCGTCGTCCTCAGATGAACCGAAGAATTCAGATGCCTGCTCTGCCGAGATAGCAACGGTTGTGATGATTGCATAACTACCATCTTCGTACTTAACGAGGATAGAACCATTTCCCAGATCAAGGCGTGCAACTTCCTTGAGTTCAGCAGCCTTCTTTGTCTTTTTGTTTGCCATAATTGTTTAATGTTTAAATGTTAATATTATATGGATATAATCCGTTTCTGATTTTCGTTTTCAGAGTTGAATAGTTTTACCTCTTCTAGAAGTTGATTCATCTCTTCTTGAGAGGCAATTGTTTTCTTTTCATCAGGCATTCCTTTGCAAACCACTAATACTGATATAGGCCATATAGAATGATGATGAAGCTTAATGCTCTGTTCCATGTCTTAAAACTTTTGTGTAACCTTCTAATATGTACGGATCCCAATTATCATATATATAGGGAACCGAGGGTCTCTTTTCAATTGCAGAAATGTTATCGGTATATTTCTTAGGATGAATCCACCAATGCCCATTTATTTGCCTATTACTTGAGACATAAGCATATAGATCATGGGTTTTCAAGTCTTTCACATACCCCATAAATTCGAACTGTTTTTCAAGTTGGTCATCTGTGAGATTTATGTGAACATAAGGTAATCTTGCCCAGATTTTATCCCAGGCCTTTTCCCATTTAACGGCTTCCTCAAAGTGTTCTTTTCTAAAAGGCTCTATGATCCTTTGATGTGAATATAGAGATAGAGCATAAGCCCAAATCTTAGGTGTATACTCATCCTTATATTTATCAAATATCACCCGTCCTGTACCTCCGTGAAGTCGGTCTAAGCGATGGTATCTCCTGTAAGATAGCATCATTAATCTCTTTTCTCTTTGATTGGAGATGCTTCTTAGATATTCCCTGTCTACTACCATAAAATTGTTGTTTATACCATTTATTAAACTTAGTTATACCCTGCCTTCGTTTTCTCTGTAAGAGAACTGCAAAGTATCTCCTTCGATGTTTATCGTAAATAAACTCTGGAGGGTAGATATATTTCTTTAGTGATCCCCAGTATATGTGTTTTATCTCATACCTTTTACTGGATTGAACATAAACCTCTTTCTGTATACCATGTTCACCAAAGTAAACTTCATGAGGATATTTCTGTTGCTTGAACACCTTCATACCTTGTGCTCTAAGCTCCTTCCCCGATATGAAATGTACATATTGAAGAGCATCTACTCCATATAAAGACGTTAGGATATGTTTGGCATGTACTCTAGAGTAAAACGGTATCTGGCAGTATTTCTTCTTATAGAAGCTTTTTTCTGTCACTGCTCGGCAATGTTTATAACTGTATTTAGTATGGTATGACCAAGCATATATCGCTTTAGAGTAAACCTTATCAACGTCCCTCCTGAGCTTTACCATTATTTAACTCCTCTTTTTGCTTTCCTATACCAAAGAGATATGGACTTGGCATTAGCATCTGGAAACTTCTTGAGAACTCTTCTTGTTACTCTTTCTAAGTCATAACCTTTTGCTGTTAACTCAAAGGTGTAAGATTTCTTAGTCCCTGCAACTAGACCTCGTTCATCTCTTGGTCTTCTTTTCTTTTCTTTTGGTTTCTTGACTCCCTTTATTCGTTTTGTTCGTCTAGATCCATCTTCTTGTTCTTCTCCCAGAAACCCAAGACGAAGGCGTGAACTCCTTAGTGGGTCATCCTTCGCATATCCTCTTTCTGAAAGTTGGAAGTCCATCCATTCATCGTATTTATCGATGAGAGAAGGATCGGGTTGATTACTTGTGCTGTTAATGAAATTAAGCAGAGCACCAATACTGTTCCCAGTTGCATCTGGGAAAGGCATACCAAGGATAATGGCTTGCCTCTTAATGTCCCTGTAAGTCATAGAACCTCCACCAGATCGCATTGATCCAAGAAGTTCATATTTACCTCTTGACTTCTTTAGACTTGTTGTTGAGTTCTTTGCCATGTTGTATATCTTTTGTTATTAATTATTTTTATCGGTGCAAAATTACATATTATTTTTTATATATGCAAATTTTTATATCTATTTTTTATAAAAATCTGAGGCTGCAGCTCTGGTTTCTCCTTGGTTCTCTTTATTCTTCTTCTTAGCCCTTTTCCTGGGCTTATGTTGGTTATAGGCCATATCCAAATGTTTTGTAGAACATTCCATATTGTTTACCTCATTATAATTAATGGCTTTATGTATGATCTCTCTATACTCAGGCCAAAACTTCTGAGATAACTTTATGCTGTAGGTCCTATCCTGATATTGAGTTGCCAAGAATCCATAAGTATCTGCATCTTCCCGATTATCGAATACATAAAGGTAGAACTTAGAAAGTTCCTTCACTACTTCTTCTTCTGGTCTTATCTTAAGAAGATAGTATCCATCAGTATATAAGTTCTTGGATATCAAAGCCACCCAATATGCTTTCTTTGAAGGTTTAACCTTATAAAACCAACGTTCTCTAATTCTTTCTAGTACAAAATCTGGATTATGATTAAGAATATACTTAAGAAGTATCTTTTCTCTCTTGTTTTCTCGCCTTTTGAATGCGCTGGGCTGCTGTAACATTCTTGGGAGAATACGATGATTATTCCATCTATCAAATTCGAAAATAAGCCTTCTTGTACAAACATCCCACTCATCATCAGAATCCTGTAATAAGTTCATGTTTCTAATGATACTTCTCTGATTTACACAAGGTACCATATTAGCAGAATCTCCTGAAGCTAATACTGCGTCCTTGTATTTCAATCTCTTCTCTATACAAGCTTCGATAAAATCTCTAAACTGTTGTTCACAAGGACTATCTGGTCTGAATATACTACCATGTTCATCGAAAAAATCTGTGAACAATTTAAAGAACTTTTGAGACCTTTCTCTGATCTCAATGTACTTGTAATGGGTAATGCCTAAAACATTACCAGCTTCCCAAGAGGATTTACCTTCGGAAAGCTGTAAAAAGAGGGATTGCTGCTCTATCGGTTTCAAACAATCCCAAGCCTGTGATTGGGCTGATGTCATTGCCATAATATATTACTTTTGATAATTTAATTTTAAGCTCTTTAGATGTCTTTTATTAGGTACTCTAGTTACCTGCTCATTAGTCACTCTATTTAAATCACATTTCTGCTGATCTGCTAACAACTTTCTGGGATCAAAATCTTCGTAAACGCTATAGATTACTAATTCCATAGGCAACCAGCTTACAATCTTATAAGTTTCTGGATAAGTAAGTAACTGTACCCTTTGTTTATCCCAATCAACTTCTTTAACTATGGCATCTACTCCTATATATGGATAATGCCTAAGTGTAATAAAGTCTCCTTTGTTTAAAGCAGTAATATCTTCGAATTTCAACCTTGAGTTTTCTTTGGATATATCTAAGAAACGCTTTACCTCACTTCTTGGAACTCTAGCTATTTGAGAAAAGTCATCGAATACATCCAGATTATCTACTCTTGGCCTCTTACCTCTACCTCTATGTAAAGTCTCAGTATTTTTCAACCAACCTCTAATTCCAGGGATGGTTCTTTTCATCCTAGCCATGTACTGCCTATCAAATACTTTCTCAGTAGGTACTCTCATAAAACCGTAGTTAAATAAGATGGGAACCTCAGTATCAATATACTTACCTCTACTGGACTGATGATCTATGTATTTTATAGTAGGTACTATAGCTTTCACATGCTTATACCCACTATCCTTAAGATCTTTATTTATATCTTTATAATACTTCTCCTCTAAGTAGAAGATACAGTATGAATAATGAGTATTTTTCATATTACTTAAAGGATTTTCTTGATTCTTTACGAAGAGCTTTGTGTAAAGCCTTATATGATTTCTCTTTCACCTCAGAAGCCATGTAGACGAATAATGGGCTTTCAGAGAAATCCAACTCTGGAGCATTAATAATCATCATACGACTGGCTGGTCCAAGATACTTAGATACAGTACTATCTACAACGAAGAAGAATTCTCCTCTAGGCATAGAATTGTATCTCATACAAAGAATAGGGAACTTCTTAGTTCTCTTAGCATCTCTTTGAGCTTGCTCCCAGAAAGAAAAAATCTTACAACGTTTATTACCAAGAAGTACATGTTCAAAACGGATATCTTGGTAGTTCTTACATTCGATGGAAATACAGCATCGATTTTTATGTTTATCATCATTACAAATTAGGTCTGAGCCTAAATCCCGGTTGTTATGAAAACTACCTGAGCCAGGAGTTCTACCGAATTTAAACCCAGACCAATCTGTAAAGTATTTTGCTACGACTCTTTCGAATCTATTGCCTTTCTTTTTACTATTTGCCATAATTTTGGGTTCTATACTTAAGTATATAGTACTTTAGAAAGGCCATCATGTTTAACCACTTGCATGATCCTAGCTTTGTGCAGAGGTAATGACTGATGATGTGAAATTAGGAATAAGTTTTTGTTCTCAAACACCTTTGTAATGAGGTTTATGGCTACCTCAAGTACATCATCAGAAATTCCTTCGAATACCTCATCCAAAAAGGCTAAATTTATACCTCTAGCGGCCGTGAGTGCCTCGTTCATCGCCAAAGCCATAGCAAGGTTTACAAGTGATTTCTCTCCTCCGGAAAGTTCGTCATAATCTATGATAACTCCGTTAGATTCTATGAGTGTAACGAAGTCTTTTCTTACTGAATCAAGGTCTACTTCGAAAGATACTCTAAATCCTAAAATATCGGAATAACTCTCTAGTACATTATTTAGTAGGTCAAGTGATGAATCGAATAGATAAGCTTTAATCCCATTATTTCCAAGAGGTTCAGATATGAGCCAATCATAGTTTTCAAGTTCTCCAAGTTTGTTATGATAGTCTTCATCGATTTTCTTTAGTTTCTTACGATAGCTTTTCCAAGCCTTCTTGTACTTTGGAGATAGGACTTTCTGTTTCTCTTTTTCTAACTCTCGTATTTGTTCATCAATCTCACATATGTTGTCCGCTAATGTATTACACGTCTTATTGATATGAGCATATCTAGTCTTTATTTCCTTAAGTTTGTATTTCCTATTAGTCAACTCTTCTTTTTCTTCTTGACACTCCGTGATCTCCTTAAATGTAGCGTGTAGGGTTTGTAATTTTTTATACGCCAATTGATACTTTTTACTTTTTAGCATTTTTAGGATTTCTGTTACGAAGTCCTCGAGGTCAAGCTGGGTGTCGCCCTTAGCCTTTTTTAATCTTTGAGATACAGAGTTAAGCCGGGATTCCGTTCTAGATATCTTACTCTCGAGAGTAGCTTCAACACTGTCCTTGAGTTCACGTTGTGTTTCCTGAAGTCTTCTAGTGAGTTCAGTTCTCCTTTCTCTAAGCTCTCTACGCTGTCGATGAATTGTTGCTTTCCAGGACCTTTCACGTTCTCGTAATTCGAAGTAAGTATTCTTAGATTCCTCAACCTGATGTTTAAGTTGGTTAGCTTTGTTTTCGATATCATTTGCCTCTACTAATATATCACGACGTTCGTCATTTGCCACTCCTTTTGCTAAATTTAAGAAATTGAGATCAAATACCTCCTCAAAAAGCTTTTTCTTATCAGTATTTGACTCCTGAATAAGTCTTTTTAGACCTTGACCAAACATGATTGAATTAACAAATAGCTGGTAAGTGAGTCCTATAGACTTTTCTATCTCATTTTGTATCTTAGTTTTACCTTTTATATCCAAAGGATAAGCATCTTGATACATTACGAGTCTACTACCTCCTTTACTACCATCTTCTAAAGGTAATTTATAATCTTGACACCTTATGACCTTAAATACACCTTTAGAAGTTTGATAATTTATGGTAATACATACACCTTGATAGTTCTTTGGTCTATATTTCTCCCAAGTTTTCACTTCAGAAACTCCTTTTAGGTCTTTACCATATAATCCCCAAGTGATAGCAGAGAAAATAGTTGATTTACCACTACCTGTGGGGCTATTTATCCAGGTTATTCCGGGAGTATTAAGCTGTAAATGAGTTTGTTCAGCTATACTCCTGAAGCCTTCGATGTTTATTGATAGAAATGTTAACATAACTCTTCTCCTTTAGTTAATACCTTTGTTAATAACTTCAATCGAGTCTTATTTTTATCCCCCTTTTGTTTCATATAGCGACGTGCTAGTTGTTTCTTAGTAAGTTGCTTTGTAATTTTATGTTCAGATTCTATAGTTTTACTAGTAGGCTTAGGTATAACTGTATAATAATTGCCATCATCTTTAATTTCTGACTCATCATATACATCTATGAACTTAGGATAATCATCCCAAGCCTTAAACTTAACTGTAAAATCTTCGTAGATCTCAATATAACCCATTTCACAACCTCTATCTGTTCTCCTCTGTTGTTGAGGAGCACCTACCATATAAATTTTCTTACCTAAACGTTGGGGTTTATGAATATGGCCTATGAGAACAAGTTTGAAAGGCTTTAGTAAATTTATATTTAGGTTTTCTGCAGAACCAACTACTCTACCATCAGTATCAGTAGCTCCTGGATAATCTGTATGTAAGAGTAATATATCTGTCTTTATACTTTTAAGGTATTCATTCAAACCTTGATTGTGATCTAGATAAGGTACTCCATGTACAGTAAAACCTGATTTAGGAAATTCTACAGTCCTGAAATCAATGATGGTAAGCCAAGGAAATTGCCTTGATAAAATATGTACCCAACCTTCTTTCCTATTAGTTGTAGAATTAACCTGATACAGATCATGATTACCGTTGATAGCATAGCATCTAAAAGTACTTGGCAACTTACCCAGTTCTCTATCAGTTATGTTTCTCAATTCCTGGGACATCATCTCTGCTTTATGAAATAAATCTCCACAGAATAAAGCAGGACATTTATATTTATCACAAATCTTAGCTATACGATGTAATACCGAGAACCCATTTAATGTTCTAGAGTTCTCGGTATTAAACTTAGACCAATCATTAAGATGTAGGTCTGAGAATGCTATTGCTATAACTTTCTTACTCATACTTTAAGAGTACGTTTTAGGTAGTTATCAATTATCTCTTTACGAGTTTCTAATCCTGGCTCATCTATCCAGATAACAGAAGTACTCCCATATAGAGTAGTAAGCCTACAAGTATAATACTGTCCTTCAGTTAAATAGATATCTTTTCTACCAATACCTTTATGTATACAAGGAATAGGATCAAAGAAAGTCATTCCCCACTCATTCATGAGATATTTCATGATGTAAGATATCTGAGCTTGGAAATATTTATTAAGTATACGCTTATTGTTATCTTCCATTACCCAATTCTTAACCATGTAAGGAGTAAATCCCAATATTATCAGTAAGTCAGTTTGTTCTACTAAGCACTTCTTACATAACTCAAAGAAATGCTCTAGTTCACACTGAGGAATAGTATCTGACTGTTTATACATAAAGTAAGCTGCAGAATCTAAGAAACTACGATCTGATACATAGGTTTCTTTCTCACTGTAAAGCTTATTACGAAGGTTAAGTATCTGATAGTCCTGAGTATATAACTCTTTCTTATCATGTGATAACATGTCTTTATGAGGTTCTTCCTTTGTTTTTGGTAATAGGTCAGATACACTACCTGATACAAAAGGGATTTGATAAGCTTCCTCTAACCATTTTGCCAAAGTAGTTTTACCTACTCCTGAAGGACCTGCAAATTGAATACGTAGTGGTTTCATTTCAATAACTTTTTAAAGGGTTCGATAAATATATCTGTCATAAATGAGTTAAAAGAGTACTCTATACATACTTCTCTGAACTTCTCATAATTAATCTTTCTTCTGGTATATGTTTTTAGTACCTTATCAAGATCTAAAGAGTGGTTATCTACAAACCACTTCAAATCTATAAGTTGCTTATTCCTCTCATATACCGCCTTCATCTTATCATCAGCATTAAGCTCCAAATACTTAGCTATTGATTGCCACTTATCCAAGAACTTACGAGCTTTAACAGGACCGATGCCAGGAAAACCAGGGATATCATCTGAACTGTCACCCACAAGCGATAAGTAATCAACGGTTTCGTACGGAGTATATCCGAAAAGACTTTCGCAATTAGTTTGCCTAACATATTCTTCTTTCCTTGGATTAAATATCTTCACTCTATCAGTTGTAAGTAACTGATTAAAGTCCTTATCTGATGATACAATTGTTACCAAGCATTCCTTGCTTACCTTTTTAAAATAAAGGTATGCTAAGAGATCATCACCTTCAAAACCAGTAGAATTATTCTTATCAAATAAGTATTTAATTCTTAGCATACGCAGGATCTTCATAATGACTGCCTTTTGTGCAAATAAAGATTCCCTGTCATAAGATATATTTTGACGATGCTCTTTATATTCTGGTAAAAGCTTATCCCTTAAAGGAGAATGACCATTATCAAAGGTAATATACACATCATTAGGTTGGAACCTATCTATATACATGTGTAGAGATTTAAAGAATCCAAAGATAGCTCCACTTGGTTTACCATCTGTACTCTTCAATTTCTCAAATTTGTGAAAGCTTTGGTGTAGTATATTATTTCCGTCCACCAGTAGTACCCTCTTCCTTGCCATAATACTTTTCTTTTAATTTAACTGTTTGTTCTTTCACGTAAAGATAGTTCTCCTCTATAAGTCCGATAAGAATGACAGTCATATATTCTTCATACTCAAATTGTTTACGATAATCTTCTACCAAATCAGAAAGGTACTTCTTCTCATAAACTAATTTTGAGAACTTAATACGTTTCTTCTTTTTCTCTCCAACTTTTAGGTCCTTAGCCATCTGAGCAATATGTATGGCTTTACCTAAATCCTGTTCACCGTTTTTAAATTGGAACCTTGATACATATTTCAGTATCTCACCTTGGAACCAGTTAAAATTAAAGGCGGCAAACACCTTTACTGGCTCAGTTTTAAGCCTTTCATAGTGATTGCCACCTACCTGTTGCTCATTCATCTTGGTCTTCATCGTCTTCTGCGTCATTAAAAGATTCATATTCTACTCCATCGACCGGGAACAGATTTACATTGATTGATTCCAACTTCTTTCGAGTTGCTCCAATGGTGTTGATACCAGCTCTTTTGAGAAGCTTTCGTCTAAGATCATCATCAGATTCCAGTAATTCCCGGAATTTCTCTTCTCCTCTAGCAATCTTCTCTCCTTTGTACTTAAAAACCCCGCCATTACCTTTATCGATAACCTCCTCCTCAACAAAAACCTCATCGAGATAGAAATAGCGATCGAACCCGATATCGTGTAATTTAGGGTTAAAGTATACAGGACATTTAGAGATAGTAGGCTTAGGCGGTGCAACCTTGTTTTTAAGCAGTCTGAGTGTAACCAGCTTTCCAGCCTTTCTCTCTCTTCCCTTAGACTTAACTGTAATGCTTCTACCAGCGAAGAAGGCAACTCTAATTGACGCCCAAAATTTGAGAGCTGCTCCTCCAGTTGTGGTAGTATTATCCTTTCCGAAGCCAACATTGAGGGCAGTACGAACTTGATTGATATAGATTTGAGTAATTCCGAGCCTATAAAACAACTCATTGCGTATACGAAAATATTTATACAATGCCTTAGCTCTACCTCCCATTTCTGCTTTACCTTCTACCATCTTGGCATCGATATTATCAGAACAGTCCATAGCAGCTATTGAATCAACTACCAATAGAATTGGTTCATTATGAGTAAGCTGAGATCTCCAATAAATTGCAAGGTCAGCTACGATATCAGATACATACTCAATACGAGTATCATTAACAACAGTAACATTATCTGGGTCAACTCCATTCTCTTCAGCCCAGGAATTCATCCAAGATTGTTCAGCATCTACCCAGATAACATGACCTCCAAGTTGTTGAGTAGCATAAGCGAAGTTATAAGCTATAAGAGACTTACCAGAAGATTCTTCTCCAGCAACCTCTACAATCTTACCGAATGGAATACCTCCTCCCCATTGATGGTTGAGTGCAAAGAATGTAGAAGGTAACCATAGGTTATGATCATCTACTTCTGATGCCTTCATCTTTATAATTGAGCCATACTTCTTATTAAGCTCATTCAATGTTGGAACTTTCAAACCAACCTTTGTTTTCTTTGCCATATTGTTATAAGTTTAAACTAAAAGAGGGAGATAAGATGTACCTACCTCCCTCCTCACAGCAGTTATTAAAAATGTACCAAGCAATTAGATGTCAGACTTATACTTCTTCTTTTTCTTGTCCTTATCTTTGTCCTTTTTCTTGGACTTCTTCTTAGGTTCATCGTCCTCATCTTCTGAAGAGTGATCCTCATTGAGGAACTTCTCCAGCTTCTCCTCCAACTCATCATATGATTCAATCTGAGAACGAACAATGCCTTCCAAATCAATGGTACCAGCATACTTCTTGTCCAACTTAGTTGGTTTACAAGGACGTACTGTGTAAGAAGTGTCCATTTTACCTGAACCAGAACGTACGATTTTAATATCGTAACCAGTCTTAGGATCAGTCATATCGCCTGCTTCATCCTCATCGAGATACAGGTCAATAATGTCATTGTATACTGATCCTGCGATGAGAATACCCTTGTCTGCTCCATCATGGTCAACCTTGGTTCCTTTGTCGTCCTGATAAATGATTCCTCCAACGACGTACTTACGTCTTGGGATAAGTAGTTTTGCAAGTTCTTTGTCATCTTCATCTTTGGAAGCTTTTAACTCTTGATACTTCTCCATAAAAGGACAAGGTTCATCAAAAGTAGCAGGAGAAATAATACCACCAACACCCTGCAGATAGAACTGAACAACCTCAATTCCGAGTTCCTGATCATCTCCAGGAGATTTTAGACGGATACGAGTACTACCTTCCTTTGGGAAGATCAAACCATTGTTGTTACCTTTGCTTTCAAGAGCCTTTTTTCTTGCAAGCATCTTCTCCTTTGTAGTCATTCCGCTACTGGAGAGCTTCTTCTTTTTGTCTTTGTCTTTCATTGCTTAAACATTTTTATTTTCACGAACGTAAATAATCTCATTGAGAGCCAGTACGGTAAACTCCCATTTATCTTCTGTAAGCTCAATGTCAGTAAGCTTAAGAGGTTCCCAAAGATCAACCTCCTTACCAGCATACAGACCATAAGTGATAACTACTCCGGTATTAATCATACCTTTGTAAGTAATATAATCCTCAGTGATAGGACCTGGGAAGATAACTACACCTTCACGAGGTACTCCTTCTTTACTGGTACCAGGAATAATAAGACCTCCTACCTGAGTATCCTGGTCTTTAGGACTTAAGATAAGAACCCTATTTTCGGTAGGAGTTCCATCTCTCTTTAAAACTTCAGCCAACTTCTGGGCTAAAGTAACTGAAATGTGATTTAATTTGAACATAACTTTTTAAGTTTAAAATGTTTATAACTTATAGTTGTTTACGGATATTCGCATTGAGTGTTCTCAAGATCTGCTCTCTGTTAGAGTAAGCTTGACATATAGAAATAAACTCCGCAGCTTTACCAGCAGCTTCTAGATATCTATCACAAACGGAACGATATTTTTTCGATGATAGTACCTTGTTAGATACATAATCATTATTCCACCTCTCGTTTGAATCTTTGAAATATACCCATTGAGTTGCATAGGTATCTTCCTTTTCTCTTGCTAGAGCGTCCCGTTCTTTAATATATTTATCTCGAATAGCGCATAGTATATAATAACTAGACGGAGAATCCTTAAGCTGTGAGTTCATAAGGTTTTCATTGATAGACAGTTCTTTTTGTATATCAATTTTTAATACCTTACCTTGAAACTTCACCTTTATTGGTTTTATCTTTATATCCTTCATAATCGTTCAGTTGTAACATTAGAACTTGGATTACCTTGATGACGTATAAGAGAACCACAATCAGGACATTCAACTACTGGTCCTTGTAAATCATTACTGTAAGCTACATCAGTTCTCTGATATTCGAATTCAGTATCACATACTGGACATTTAGCTCTGTACTTCTTAGTACTTCCCAGCTTTAAAATCTTCTTCATACTTCTTCATTTGTTTAGCGAAATGTTTAGGATAATCTGATATAGGTATATCACCATACTTTTTAGCTTCCTTCATATACTCATCAACATCAAAGTCTGGCTCAAGCATTTTCCTATAGTCATACCCAGGAATAAATGGAAGTTCCTCAGCCATTGTACGACCTACATGATAATCCATGTCCATTAGTACATCATCAATCTGGAATCCAAAATACTTCTTAGTACTTGGATTACTGAAGATCTTCCACATCTCATACAAATCCCAAGTATTAATTGTCTCAGGAAGTGCATTGAAGTAGTTAGCATCATGTACCAATGTAACTGAGTTCATCATGGGTAACTTACCTTGCCTCATTAAATAATATATAAGGATAGAACCAAATAGACACATATCAGATGCTGCTGATTGACAAGGGAAGTTAAGACCAAGTCTAATAGCATAAGCTTGCTCATCATGATTATCAGACCATATCTGAGGTAATCTACGTTTTCTACCAAATAGAGATTTAATAAATCCTTGTCTCTTAAGGATCCTCTCTTGTTTAGCTTTAAACTTCTGAAGAGCTGGATGTTCTGCAAAGTACTCGTCCATCTGTTGTTTGGCTTCCTCTTTCGTAACGATAATACCAGACTTAGGATCAGAAAGTTTAACAGCAAGTAGACCTGGACCAATACCATAAATAAGTCCAAAAGCAAGTTGTTTAGCTTGTTTACGTCTTACAGACCACATCTTATGATCCGGATGTTTTTCATCCTTATATATAGGTAAGATCTCTTCGTATGGTACATGATATTTCTTACAAGCAATAGCTAAGTGAGGATCATTACCTGAAGCAAAAGCTTGCAAGTAAGTTTCATCTCCACTTAAATGAGCCATGATTCTTAACTCTGCTTGAGAGAAGTCAGAAGATATATAAAGAGTACCTGGAGCAGCTACTAATTGTTTCTTAATATTAGGATCCACAGAGGTCTTTGGGATCTGCTGCAAATTTGGTTCTGATGAACTTAATCTTCCAGATGTAGTACCGTGAATCTTAAATGAACCATGTAATTTGTTATCATCCTGGGTCTTATCATGCCAACCTTCAATGAAAGTTGTATACATTTTCTGTAAGCCTCTGAGGTCTAACAAATTATCAAGGAAGATAGCTTTAGGATTATCTGGTTTCTTTACAGTCAATCGTAACTGTTGTAAAGTATCTTCAGCAGTAGACGGGTTTCCTGTATCTGTAAACTCTGTACATTCAAAACCAAACCCATGTTCATCATACACCAATAATGGGAGATCAACTGGAGATCCTAAATTAATAGGTTTCTCTAATTCTCTCTCACCTTTAGTACTATATATGCCCATTCGAACATTTACTATCTTCTGTTCTCGTGAAGCTATCTTCTTTTCAATACTTGCTCTAACCTTAGCTGAATCTCTTTCTCCTCGAGCAGCCTTATACTCATCATTGAGTTTATCGATTTCAGCTTGTACCTTACCTATATATTTTTCAACCCTTTGTTCTACTAAATATTTATGAAAACGTTTAACTCTGGGCAAGTTTAGAATATTATCTAGAGCTTTGTCAATCTTTTTCTTATATTCTTCAAGTAGCTTTTCATTGAACTCTCTGTCAATATATAACCCATTTGCTTCTACCGATTGTAGAACCCTTGAAGCAGGCATAATCAAATTCCTAAATAGGTCATATAATCCTAAGTCAATTAACTTCTTCTCAAAGAAGATACAAAGTCTAAATGTATAATCCGTATCCTGACCACCATACTGACATAATTGATCCAAAGGTTTCTGGTCCCAAGGTATCTTATCGAAACCTTTTTCTGATTCGTAGTTACCATATTCTGGAAGATATCTACGAGTCATATCCTTCAGACCGTTGGGTTTTTCCTCATTAAGTACATACTTAGCAAGCATACCATCAATAACAGTACCTCGATAATAGATATGATACTTTTGGAATATCTGACCATCAAACTTATGATTCCAAGCCATCTTTACTACTTCTGGATTTTCAATAAGTTCGTGACCAATCTTTTTAATTACCCACTTAGAAGAATACCTAACTTTATATTCCTTTCGTTGGAAGTGATCAGTAACTACTGAACAAGCAAAACCAGCCTGAAACGTAATAGATAAGATAGTAGTACAAAAATCTTTCATGTAGATTGGTTGTCCGTTAGTCTCCCAGTCGTAACAGCAATAACCAGTCTGCTTACAAGCTTTAATTAGTTGCCTAACTTCAGCCTTGGTAGTTAATATTTGGGTTTTTGTTCTCATCTTATTAAACGTTAAATATGGGAACACCCGTTATTGAGTATTCCCATATATGAATAGTACTAAGTTAATCTTCTATCAAATCGTCTATAGAAGTCTTCAACTTCCACCAATCTCTCTGATAAGCATGTAAGCTTCCGAGTTGATGATATAGGTATCCTGGTTTAACTCCTACTGCTCCAGCTACATATTCCATAAGTCTCCAAGCAAGATATACATCATCACCAAAATGACCTACGAAATCTGCAGAACGTTGATTATAGATAATGTTACATACCTTTTCTCCCTTTCCGTTAGGACGAATTAGGAACTGATAGTACATAGAGCAGGGAATACGAGCCCAACCATCAAGTCTATGGAGATCTTTATCAGCATCGAAGATGCTAAGGACGGCTTTTCTAGTGTCATTATCATCTTTAAGAAGCTGAATAATTGCTTCCAGATAAGTTTTTCCACTGTAAGCATGACAGGCTACCTTACTTGACATCCTGCAAGCATAGGTATAATCAAAAATCTTCTCTATACCTGACATAGGATGAGATACTGGGCAATTCTTGAAAGGATTGTCGACAAGGAATTCCTCCCACATACCTTTATTAAGTTCCCAAGCCTTTCCTGGGTTAATTTCCTTACCAGATACTCTTTCGATAAACTCTGCATCAGCCCAATCTCTGGTCTTTGTATATACAAATAACCATTTTGGATCTGGTAATGAAGTTAAGCAATAGCTTTCAGCAATAAGCTCCTTCGTGATGAAGTCAGGATTACCTTCAATGTTTTTGTTTTGATAAGTTTTGGGACGATTTTCAATTCCCATCTCCCAAACATTACGTCCGGTTTCGGACATAAGTTCATAAGCGTTGTCGTAGATTCTCATACCTTTTGTTTCTTTAAATATTTGGACTTAAATTTCTTTCTCTGACTGTATGAAATACAATCTTCTGGATATGGAATACCTTCATCATATTCGAGAAGCATGTCTTTAGCATACAGAGGTTTATATTCATATAGATCAGGACGTATTACTTTGAATGAACGAAAAAATACCTTAAAACTAGAAAAGTCCTTAGGATCTCCTTCCTTATATTTAGTAAATACCTCCTTCACATGCTTAGTCCAAGGATTTTTATGTCCTTTTAGGATCTTCTTAAGAGGTTTATAAGCATCATACATCATCAGGGTTTCTACGTTACCGTACATCTGAGTACAGAAGAGATTGAGTTGCACTGTTTGTCCAGGACCGTAGACATACTCGGCCATTCGTTGGACAAGGAGGAAGTCAAAGATGAGTCTTTTGGTGATTTCTGATGCACGTAACACCATGGTAAGGACTGGTACGTCCTCTTGGAATCTCTTGCTGAAAGTAACAGCGAGCAAGCATTGTTTGCCATTATCATGCCTATTATTAAATACGTAGCTGTGATTGTAATTCTGATTATACTTTGCTTTAAGATCTCTCAAACGACTACGCATAAGATCCAACTTGTTGAAATCTATGTAATTATTCAAGAGAGAGGTCCATTTAGTAGCTGTATAATTGAATACTCTTCCGTAATTAAAGTCTGGATCAACATAAGCTTTACGTATCTTAATAAATACATTGTATACTGTAGCTAATCCAGAATTTGCTAAGCCACCTTTCTCAAATAAGACTGGGTCTATAGTGAGAAACATCTCATTTAATTTCTCCCAAGCCTCTTGAGAAGTTGCAAATTCCAATGAATGAACACCTTCTTCAAGGTTAAAATTCATTCCTTCTATAGGTCTATTCCAGCCTCCCATATTAATACTTTGACTTAATTCTAAATTCGCAAACCAGATGTTTCTTGTAACGAAGCTGGAGAAGAGATTCAGCTGTGAATCCTATATATCTAAAGTAACCAAGGAGTTCAAGGAAAGCAATTACTACTTCCTCCTGATACCTTTGCTCATCAGTCATCTCTCCAGTCTGTTTCCAAGGTTTATTCTTAAGATAGTTACGAGCTACTGATAAATGATAGCTCAATTCCCAACACATCTTAGCCTCTATATCATGTGATCCCCAAGATATTTTATGGAAAGCTGGAGTATATGAAGCTACCTTATCATAGTCCTTGATATCAAACTGTTCAAATAAGCCTGGATTAAATATATCCCAAGTGTGTTGATTCTCTTTTGAATCTTCAAAACGGTTCTGTAATATACCAAGACCTACCATCATTACAAAATCAGTAGACATATCTTCTTTTGGTATAGTACTATCAACTATCTTATTCAATCCTTTAGCTACCAGATAACCTTTTACATCTTCTACTGTAATGTTACTATAGAAGAGTAAGTTAACAAAGAAAGCAATAGCATCAGCTTGTTCTTCATTAGAATTCTGTAGGTGATTTAAAAGCTGCCTATACTCTTCCCTTTCCCACCTATTAAAGTTAAATCCTATTTTATCAAGCATCTCTAATACATAAGTAGTAGACTCATAACCTTCTCCAAGTTCTTCAATTACTCTTGCAGACATATCTTTAAGAATAATCTGAGCCTCTCTCTTATTTACATTTATTGGCCAATGTGGAAGTCCTTCTATAGGTAAGTACTTCTCTAACAAAGACTCATGGAGTTGGAAGATTTTCTCCAACTCCATTCCTGGTTCACATTGACAAACTTCGTTTATAAAGTTTCTGCAATCCATAATCTTTATGCGTTTGGTCCATCATTATATGGTTCAATATCTTTTGGTCCTTCCTTATCAGTAGAACCCTGCCAGTTATCTCCTCTCTCTGACCAATCTTTGGCATTCTCCAAGAAACCAGCAAGTCCATCCCACTCAATCTGTTCAACTCTAGTGAGAAGAATAGGAGTATGAATAAACTGGATAGCTTTATCTCCTGCAGATATTACCTGAGGATTCTCTCCTGGGTTGATAAGTGAGATATGGATCTCTCCAGTATAAGTAGAGTCTACTACCTGAGCTCCAAAGATCAAACCTTTCTTAGTTGATACTCC